GCTCTTGGCACAGTACTGTAGGGACATCTCCTCCTCGGATATGGCACGATTGTCGTCAGTTGCGTGTGACCGACCCTTGTAATGGCCTTGATCGGTCATGAGATCCGTCTGAAAGGTCGTCAAACCTGAGATAGCGGGGGCGGATTCGCCGGGTCCTTCAGGTTGAATGTCACAGCCATCAAACCCGCGACCTTGGTAGTATTCGCAGGTTCGCAAAGCCACCTCACGGCGCACGTCGTAGGTGATGTCGAGAGTTGGGAAACCCTCACCTACAAGCACAGTGTTGCAAAGGCTACGGATCTCGTTGAAGTAATCCTCGCCCCAGACACTGGCAAATTCGCAGGCAGTCTTCATGCGCGAGAGAAGCGTCTGATCGCTGTCTCGGGTGTACCAAAGGAGCTGATTGATGGTTGACTTCTTCATGGCTCCTACGTATTTCCCGTCAACCTTGCGGAAGTAGCAGCCAAGAAAGGTTATCTCGTCAATAGTTTGGTACGCTTTCATGGGCTCGTCTTTCTTATCGGAGGTATACTCTTGATTGAGCAAGGTGTTCATTCCCTCCTGGACTACAAGCCCATCGTAATCTATTCCGTGCACACCTAGGAGATGATCGTCGCTGAGCACGGCGAATGAGATGTCACGTTCGAAGGAACCGATGGGTTCGCCGGTTTGCTTGTAATAGACGTACTCCTGGTAGATCCAGTTGACGAGACAGTTGTTGGGAGTCGTTGTCAGGCTTCCACTAAAAAGACTGTTGATGGTCTCGAAGTAGAGATTGCCCATCTGTGCTCCGGACTGTCGTTCACGGTATAGCAAGGCCTGCCACCAGTGATCGTGATACTCCTTTCCTGCGAGACGTTGCATCACGGTAAACGCGGCATCGTCAACAGCCAGATTGTGTCGTTTGTCGAATCCTTTGAAATCTCCGGCGATGAATTTGACGTCAGGATTGCCGCGTTGCAAATACTCGTAGAGAGACTGGAAATCGTAACTGACTTGATTGATGCCGATTTTAAGAGGCGTCGTTGCATGACTCTGATTCAACGCTGACATTAGGAAGCCGAACTTCATGCGCAATGCTATGTAGGAAACGAGGTCGCCACAGTAGATGACTCGGGTGTTGACGTCGTCAATCTTGGCTTGTCTGACTGGCTCATCTTTTAGATAGCCGACCCACCTGTGCTCAGGCATATCACCGCTGTCGACCGCCTTGATGTAGGCATCGACCATGATTTTGAGTGCTGGATCCCACTGAAGATTCAAGTCTTCGTCGTACCAGATCCAACCTGTCTTTCCGGGTTTGTCGGTCATCCGGGAAAGAGCATAGCCGCTTGAGCTCTTCAAGCATATGCGGTTGAGTTTTCCGGTGACGCCTTGGATAGCCTCTTCGAAGGTTAGCTCCCGCTTACCGAGGGGCCAGACTAAGGTACGATCCAACCGCTCGACGATTTCGTCAGTGATGTCATCGATCAGTCTGTAGTCGAGTTCACTACAGTGAACAGTACTCAGGGTGTCACGGATTCCGTTTATGACAGGATCCTGCCCTCGAGCACGTGGATCTTTTCTACTGAGTATGGCAGGCTGTTTCATGTCCATCGACCCCATGTACTTGCTCGCAACGCTCCGCTTCAGGGCTGTTTTGCTGGGTATCGGAATGCACTCTTCGGAGGGGAGGACTCTGATGGTCTTGCAGTTTGGCAATTCAGCAAGTTCCTCCACAAGTCCTTCGGGTTGGATTTCGGCAGTGAAGACGGCCAATGCTCGATCAATGGTTTCTCGGGTTACGATGGCGGCGTACCCTAGAGGATTGTCCCGCTTGTTAATTGATCCGGCAATGTGCATCCC